TCGTACGGCGCGTCACCGGCTCCAGGTGTGCCGGGTTGCAGCAGCGGCGGTGTGGGCATCGCGGGCCGCCAAGGCAGGTCAGCCGCTCGCGGGTATGGCAGAGGTGATCGAGTTCCAGGCCATCCGGGATCGGCTTAACAAAGTACTCATATGCCCAGCAGTGCACCAGGCGCGTCACGCCGTCCCTGACATTGAAGACGCCGTATCCGCCCTTGTTGATGCGCGCGGTCCATACCCAGCAGCCATCCGGCATCTTGGTGACATGCGAGAGGAACCGTGCCTCATCGCCCTCGCCGCGAACACGCTCCCGGTGCCCCGGATCCCCGTACTTGTACCAGCGCTTGTAGTGCTTGCCACACCAGCCGCGCGTGACCTTGCCGGTCCTCCCGCACGTGCCGAACTTGCATGTACCTTGGGCCATAGCCGCACCTCAATTGCGGTCAGGGGCCGGATTACGGTGCTGCTAACACCGCCGGCCCCGCTCTCGAACATTCTACCGGATTCGGTAGCCTTTCCTGGCAGGGCGCTCCTAACTGCCGAGGTGGGTGATCTGGCCCGCGACGCCGCCGCAGGGCTGTTCCCAGGGCCACCGCTCACAGCGCGGGCAACGGCCCATCGTGGTCTGCTTCCGCGTCGACGCCGAGGTGTCTGCGGTCGTGTCGCCGGGGATGGGCATCGGGTGCCTCCTAGCTGGGGCGGGCCTTATGCGGCAGTCAGGCCGGGTAGCGGCAGGGTGGCCACGAGCCTCTTGGCCTTAGCCCGCCGTCGCCGGTCCTTCGCCCGACCGCACTCACGGCACGATCGGCAGCCATCCGGCCGGATGTAGGTGTTCTCCGGCGTGAACTCATGGCCGTTCTTGCAGTGCGTCTTGTTGGCCTGCCAGTGGTGGCCGTGCTCCACGCGCTCCTGGGTATTCTTCCGGTGCGTATCGAACTTGAGGTTCGATCGGTTGTTGTTGAGTTGGTCGCCGTCCTTGTGGCAGACCTCCAGGCCCTCTGGCGTAGGGCCAAGGAAGGCGAGGGCGACCAACTGGTGAATCCGGTAGTTGGACATCTTGCCGTAGCAGTGAAGCTGCACCTGCCGGTAGCCATCGGGAGTCGTGCTCCCGGCCATGATCCCGCCAAGGGTGCCGTGCCGGGGCTTGCTCCACACGCGCCCACGGTCACTGACCTCGTAGCACCCGCTCGTGCCAGGGATGGGAAGCCAGCGCTCATCGCTGTCTGTACGCTGCTGCATGTCGGTCTGCTCTCATCAGATCGGCCGCGCCCGGGGGGTGATTCGGGTGGTTGCACACCCTCACCCCGCCGGGGTTGATTATGCGAACATTCTAGCGGAAAATGGCGCGCTACGAGGTCGCTATGCTTGTCAGATCGGTGATCGTTATGTCACTGAGCGGCGAGATGGCATTCAACGAAAGTGGATAGAGCCTCGCGTTGGCTGCCCGGCGGAAATCTGTCTTCACGGACCCGGCCGACATAACGAGAGGGATCGAGAGCACCCGCGCGAAGCCGAGCTGGTTCTTGCCGATTAGCGCACACGCCAGCGAGGCGAACGAAGTCGAAAGCGTGAGCACGCTCTTCCCGGGCTGACTGGCCCCGGCAGCAGTCACCGCTACCGTTCCGGCGTTTCCCCAGGCCAACTGGATGTTCGAAAGCGTCTCCTCCGACAGGGACGTGGTGATCTGGATGGCCACGTCCGACACGAGCGCGGCGACCGGGGTCTGCTGCTCCTCGATGCGGATGTCGGAGGTCGTCGGGTTGAACGTCAGCGAGACGCCCTGCTCGGTGGACCCGATGTAGGACCAGCCACCCGACACCCAGGACGAGCCGACGCCGAGGTTCTGGTCCGAGGGCAGGGCGGTCCCGGGCGGGCCGGTGAACAGCACGCCTATGCCGTACAGGACATTGCTGGCCGCATAAGCCGGCGGGGTGTAGAGCAGGGGGGCACCAGTCACGGCGGCGGGTCTCCTTCAGGCCGGGGGCATGAAAAAAGCCCGCCGTGGCGGGCCTGGGATTGAGGGGCGTGCGGGGGGCTAGGCCTCGCGGATCCTGAACCCGGACGCCGCCGCAGCCTCGTGCGCACGCCGCGCGGTCGCCGTGTCCACCACCGTGCCGTAGCGGGTGATCACGATGGCCTCGTCCCCGTCGCCCAGCGGCGGGACGGTCATGGTGCCCATCGGCGGGATGGCGTAGAGGGTCACCGTGCCGGGCGCGTCGGGCTTGGCTGGCGCGGGAGGCGCGGGCGGCGTGACCTTCGGGGCGGCCTCGGGCTGCTGGACGCGGACGTGGCCGTCCGTCTGCTCGGTCATGCGGTTCCTTCCGGGGTCAGGTCAGCGGGACCAGCTGGTAGAGGGTGACCGAGTTGCCGGTGACCACCGAGAAGTCGAAGGTGGTGAGCCCGGTCCCGTCCTGCTGGGTGAAGTCACCGGGGTCCCACGGGCCGAACAGGTAGTTGGTGCTGTTGGCCAGGGCGACCACGATGGGGTCGGGGATGACGCCCTCGATGCCGCGGCCGAACTTCTGGGTGAAGTTCCCGGCACCCGAGGAGCCGACGTAGACGGCGAGGAACAGCTCGCCGTTGTTGGTGAACTGGACGCCGCTGAAGGTGGCCAGCGTCTGGGCACCTGAGGCGCCGAGCACCATCCCGGCCGTGCCGGGCATCTGGACCGGCTGGAGCGCGACCCGTGCCATCGCCGCCGCCTTTCCGCTAGTTTGGGCAGGTCAGGGCGGGTCAGCTGTTGTCGGGGACGAGCTTCTGCAGGTCACCCGTGATGCCGCAGGTGATGGACGTGCCGCCCACGCCCCACACACCGACGCGGAAGTTGCTCCCGGGGAAGGCGCCTACGACAACCTGGAACAGGCCCGCCGCCGGAGCGGTGGTGCCGAGCGGGTAGACGCCGCTGAGCCCGCCCGGCTGCCCGGCAGGCCAGACCCCGGCCGTCGCCAGCTGCCCCGTGCCGATCGCGCTGACGCGGGTGAAGTCCGGGTACCAGTTGGGCACGGCGTCGGCGGACTGGACGACCAGGCCCCACTGCGTGAAGACCCCGGCCGATGCCGTGACCTTCAAGCGCAGGACTCCGCGCTGGAAGTCGGAGCCGGCGAAGGCGACCGTGCCGGCACCCACGGTGACAGCGCCCACCGCGCAGACCGTGCCAGCAGCCATGAGAGTGTACGAATCGGTGACATAGCCCATTTTTGCTGCTCTCCCTAGTTGCTGACTTCGATCAGGTACGCGGTGGTGTACTCGAAACGATCCCCGTCATCGGGTTCGCCCGACAGCGGCGCTGGTGCCCCGCCGAGCCGGTGCGCGTGAACCGCGATCCGCCCGGACGGCAGGGCCACGGGGTAGGCGGCACCGAAGATGAGCGCGTCCAGGGCGTAGGCGAGGGCCTCAGCGGCTTCCTGCGCCTCCGGGGAGCCGTCCCCTCCCTGAGGGCCGCGGACACGGGCCTGGAAGCCGCACATATCCGTGGCGCCCTCGCGGAGGTAGCCTGCGCCAGGGGTCGGGGTGAGGATGACGAGCTTGTCCGGCGTGTCGGGGATGTAGGGGCCCATGACCAGCGGTGCGCCGGTCTCCTGGGTGCCGTCCCAGCCGAGCGAGGTCAGCCAGCCGATCAGGTCTGAGGTGGCGACGGGCACGGCTCACCCCGTCCGGCTACGGTGAGCGGGGTGAGCATCGAACTGCAGCAACTGGTGGCCAGCCTCGCCTACAAGCCAGGCTGGTCATTCCGCGTGGTCAGCGGCAATACCTTCTCGATGGGCGCAGTGGCGACCGAGCCTGCCGGGAACGTCAGTACCGGCACCGTGGCGGCCAGTTACGCATGGCCCGAAGGGTGGGCCGCCACGCTCGTCATCGAGATCCGCACCCCGGACAGCGGTGACCCGTCCCGGACGATCCTGGTCTCGCATCATTTCAGCGTGCCGTCTGCGTCATTCTGCGGCAGTTGGCGGCGCTGGCTGCTTGAGCAGATCCTGGCCGTTGAGCGGCACGAGGCGTGCGAGTTCTTCCAGATCGGCGAGGGGCGGCCGTTCTACCCGGAGCACGGCCCGGACGTCGACCTGTACGCGGTGCGGGAGCGGTCAGAAACCCCGTGACCAGAGGAACCGTAGCTGCTTCGCGGTGAACCGGGACGGGATCGGGTGGTGCTCCCGGTAGATCGCCTTCAGCTCTTCCTCGCTGAGCCTGTGCTGCCTCGGCGGCCGGTCGTAGATGGTCGTCCCGCCGCTCTCCACCATCGGGTGCCCGGAGGCCCGCAGGTTGGTGTAGAGGACCGGCGCATGTGTGGCCACGCCGCCCTCTTCGGCGAGATCCTCCATGGCCGAGATCATCGCCTGCTCGCCGCCGTCTTCCAGGAGCCGGTCAGCGTACTTCTGCAGGTAGGAGTCCTTGTGGTCTAGCAGCGGCTGGGACAGGTAGAGCGCCTGGCCGCCGCGCGGGTGCTGGAAGTCGAGACCCTCGTGCTGGTAGCGGGCATAGACCGGGGTCTTACCTGGTCGACAATGACCGTGCCGACCAGATCGCCGCTGCCGACGAGTTCTTTCAGGGCGTCGATGCGCTCGCCGAACGTGGAAGCCATGACCCCTGACCACCTCCCCCCAGCATTGGCGGGATGGACACCACCGAGTCCCGCACCACGTGCTCGGTCACCCGGTGTCCGGTGGTCAGGGAATGCTCAGCGGCGTGCGCGAGGCCCTGCAGCACCCCGGCATGACCGGAGGTCTCCTCAGCGAACTCACACGCCGAGTCGGTGCAGCGGCAGTCGGCGGACTCGCCGGCCGGGGTGATCTGGATGGGGAACGACACGGGGGGTCTCCTGGGAGGCGCTAGCGGGATATCGCCAGCGCAGGCAGGGTCCGGGCCCGCGTCGGTTAGGTTCAGGTGAGGTTCAGTTCCAAGGGAACGGGCTGGCCACGGATCACCTGGGGGGCAGTCATGTTGCTAGCCATGATCATCCTGCTGCCGTGCCTGGCCGCCTGTTTCGTGCTCGGCTGGTTCGCCATGTGGGCCGCCGACCACTGGGAGGACGTGCCCCCAGTCCACTAGCCAGGCTTCCTCGATCACGATGCCGGGGAACGCCCAGGCTGGCCACGCCTCGCCCCAGGTGATCCACTCGCTTCCGGTGTCCAGCACGGCGTGCGGGGCCGGGAGGGCCAGGCCGAGGATGGTAAGGGGTGTGAAAATCCCGGTAATACTTATCGCGGGATTTACACATTCCCAGGTCAGAGGCCGCATTCCAGCCAGCCCGTACTCCGCTGCGGCTTCCAGTGTGGCCAGGATGGGTGCTCCCGCGTCCAGGTCCCGGGTGGTGCGCAGGTAGAGGGCCAGCACGTCCGCGTCGCTCACCGGCCAGCCTGACAGGCGCAGCGAGGCGGCCAGAGCCTCCGCCGAGCAGCACGCGACCGCGGAGCCGAGCGAGAGCTGGCGGGCCTTCTTCGCGTTGACCGCCCGCGTCTTGGCGGCCTTGAGCGCGGAGGCGTGCCGGGCCGCTTTCACCTTGGCGGAGACCTTCGCGGGCTTGGCGGCCTTCTTCGGCGCCGGTTTCGCGGCCTTAGCCTTCGCCGTGGTCTTGCTGGTGACGACGGCGCCCTTGTGGGCCGGTTTCCCGCCCGCCGGCTGCTTCGCCTTCGGTGCCGGTTTCGCCTTGGCGGCTGGCTTCTTCACCGGGTGACCGCGTCAGCCCCAGCCGCCGCGCCAGCCGGAGCCCGGGGCGCCTTCCGGCTCGATGCGGCGCGTCAGCGGGTTGATCACCGTCCCCGAGTCCTGATGATCGAAAATACGGGGGATGGTCTGGACGACGTGCCCAGCGTCTGCGATCGGCTCGCCCGGGGTCTGCGGGTCGATCTCGATCCACCCGTTGACCACGTCGGTCAGGGTCTTCATCGCGTCCTCATAGCCCAGGTACACCGGGTCGAACGCCGACAAGTCTTTGCCCTTGCGGTAGGTCAGGGTGGCGTAGTAGCTGGCGATCTGGATGGTGCAGGTCTTCACCAGATCGGGGACCACCACCACGGGGTCTTCCGCGTCCACGACGTAGGTCGTGCCGGCATAGGCGCTCACCTTGGCGCTGGCCTGGGCGATGGCTGCGCTGAGTTGATAGTCCTCGAGCGCCGCGCAGGTGCCGGTGCCCGCGTCGGTGCCGCCCACGTTGTCCCGGACATCTGAGGGGAGGCAGTACATGGCACCCATTGGCCCGCCTCCCTAGCCGTCGTGAGGGCAGCCGCAGCCAGGGTCGCGGCACTTGTGGCAGTCGCCCCGGCGGCAGTCCCGGCAGACGTTCACGAGCCACCGTCCGCGCTTGAGCCGAGCACGACCGGCCCCTGCGTGACGCCCAGGTCGCGGACGGCCGCCTGGAGCTCGGCCATCCCCGCGGCTGCTGCCCCTGGCAGGGCCGCGGCTTCCACTGCGGTCATGTCCCGCATCATGGCGCTGGCCTTGCACACCCGGGCGATGAAGCTGGCGACGGGCTCGACGTCGGCGATGGTGACCTCTACGCGGGCGACCTGGGCCACGGCGGGCTGCCTACTTGTCCTTCGCCGCGTCCGGGTCGACGCTCAGATCCGTTTGGGGATCCTGCGCTTCCGGGGCGTTACGCGGGTCGGCCGGGTCGGGCACGTCCTCGTTCACCGTGACCGCCGAGGAGCCGGGCGGGTCTTCCCGGGCACCGAACGCCGCGGCGGGTGCCCGCTGGCCGAACAGGTCCCGGGCCTTGACGGCCGGCGCGGCCTCGTTCTGCTGGCTGGCAGGCCGGATGACGGGGATCCGGTGGCGGTGCAGGAAGCCCTGGGACTGCTCCTCGGTGAGCTGGACGGTCTCGCCGCGGTGGACGATGTCGGCCTGCTTCTCCCCGCCGCGATCCCGGGCGGTCCGCCCAATGGACAGGTTGGTCAAGGCTTCCCAGGCCTTTGTGGCTGGTGAGGGCATACGGGTGCTCCATTCGTGGCGGATGGGGAAGCCCGCCACGAGGGCGGGAAGGTCAGGCGGCGGCAGGGAGGATGAGCGGCGGGAGTGGCGGCGGATTCCACCAGCCCGTGCGGAGCATGAACGCGGTGCCGCAAGAAGCTTTTTTCGAGCGATTACAGAACACGCATGCCCTAACCAGGTTGAACCAGATGTCCGTGCCGCCCAGAACCAACGGAAAGAAGTGGTCGGTCTCCGCGCCGGGCGCGCCGCAATAGAAACACGGATCGTTACGGATTGCCTGACGATAGGAACGCGAAATGCCCCGGTCCTCCGGGGTCAAGCCCTTCCCCCTGCGCAGGCGGCGGCGCGCATTTGCCGCTGACCGGAACTCGGGGTTGGCCACGCGCCACCGTCGGCAGGCTTCCAGGGCCTGCGCCGTGTTCTGTACGTAGTACGCACGCTGTGACGCGCGGCGCCGGGCAGCATGTCTCGCGTAGCTCTTCCTGCTACTCTCGCGCCCTTCGATCCGCAGGCGTTCACGGTTACGTTCCCGGTACGCCGCATCGTTGACCTGCTTACGGTCAGGGTTCGCTTGCTCCCATCGCAGGGATGCCGCCCGGTGCTCCTCGGGATGCTCGGCCCGGTACTCCGCTGCGTACTCAACTAGAGCCGACTGGTTGGCCTGGTAGTAGTCGTGGTTGTAGCTGTCCCGCCACTCCTTGCGGTGTTCTTTCCGGCACTCAGGGCAGCGCGTACCTCTGCTGGACTTTGGAATGAACGAAGCGCCACAGTCCTCGCAGATGCGGGGCTTGTAGGCAGGCTTCTTCTTGGCAGGCTTATCCTGCATGATGTCGGACCTCTCACCAGGTCTGGCCACGATCCCCGGGCGGTTGCATCCGTCGCGGGGATCACTTACGCAGTCAGTCTATCGGGAATCTCCGACAGAAACCGGCTGCCCGCTTCCTCACACGCCGCTTATCAAACAGATCGCGAGCGGCTGGTCAAGCCCAACGGCACTGGCCCTTTGGGTGTCGCTGCGGAAGACCTTCCTCGGCTCATCCCTATAAAGTGGACCGGAAGTGTAGGGAAGTTCGTCCGCGATGAAGCCGCAGCGCTGCCGCTGCATGATGATCGCATTGCCGGCCGGGATCTGCCTCGACACCATAACGTCAAGGTTAAAGATCTTGTTGGGAAGCACCCCGGTGTACTGGAGCGACTCCGATGCGATGTCTCCGATATACGGCGCGGCGAAACTGCTCGACTGGAGCAGGGTGTTCTTCGTGCCGTGGTTGATGATCATGGTGTCGGCCTCGAAGCCGAGGAACGACGACAGGTTGGTGATCGGGCTCGCGATGGAGGCGTTCTCCACGAGGTACACGGCGTTGGCAATGTCCGCGCGGATGGTCGCGTTGGATGATGCCCAGGCATTCGACACCGCGAGCGTCTGGATGCCCGCGTTGGCCACGATGGCGGAGTAGAAGGCCTGGTTCCAACTCCACACCATGGTGTTTTTAACTTGCTGTAGTTGCCGCGTCACCGGGTCGATCATCTGCCGGCGGCGCATTTCGTCGCTGACCATCACGGCCATGGCCCGCTCGTGGCTGAACACCACCCGCGGGATGCCGACCGACGTCGGGACGACCGGCACCTCAGCGAACTCAGCCCGGATCTCGGGGGTGTCGTCCGCG